GTCGCAAACAGCGGGCGCCGCAGGGATGGCGCCCTGCGCGGGCTGCCCGGCGGCCCGCCACATGGACACAAAGCGGCCCACCACCTGGCTGGCCAGGCTGGCTTTGTCAAACACGATTCGGCTGGCGCCATTGGCCAGGGCGTTGACAACGCCGTCGACGGTGCTGATGGTCATGGTCTTCAGAACTCCAGGGTGAGGGACAGCGCGGGCACGGTGCCCGCTTTGGCTGTGGTGGTGAGCCAGACCCACGAACCAGCCGGAATGGCGGCTGTGGTGAAGCTGGTGACTTCATCGCCAGAGGTGGCGCTGGTGACCAGCGAACCGCCAGCCACGGCCTCGGTACCCAGCGCCGACAGATCGGCGGCGAAGCGCACGCTGTAGGCCAGGCTCGGGCTGGCGCTGGCGCCGGGCAGCGCGGCCACGAGCTTGCTCAGCGTGCGCGCCTCGCTGGTGAAAAAAAGCGCCACCCGCTCGCTGGCGGTGGGCTCGGGCAGAAACAGCGAACGCGCCGGCGTGGGGCCCGGCGGGCCTGAGAGGCCTCGCGGACCCTGCGCGCCGTCCGCACCTGGCAGACCTTGCGGGCCTTGCGCGCCGTCGGCGCCCGGCAGACCTGGCAGACCCTGCGGGCCTTGCGGACCCTGCGCGCCATCGGCGCCCGGCAGACCTTGCGGACCCTGCGCGCCATCGGCGCCCGGCAGACCTTGCGGACCTTGCGGGCCTTGCGGACCCTGCGCGCCATCGGCGCCCGGCAGACCTTGCGGACCTTGCGCGCCATCGGCGCCCGGCAGACCTGGCAAACCCTGCGGGCCTTGCGGACCTTGCGCGCCGTCCGCGCCTGGCAGACCTTGCGGACCTTGCGCGCCATCGGCGCCCGGCAAACCCTGCGGACCTTGCGGACCTTGCGGACCCTGCGCGCCATCGGCGCCTGGCAGACCTTGCGGACCTTGCGCGCCGTCGGCGCCCGGCAGACCTGGCAGACCCTGCGGGCCTTGCGGACCCGGCACGGCGGGCACGGGGGGCACGAACAGCTTGCCGTCTTGCCCCAGCCCCAGCGCGTTGGCCGGGTCGCCCGAGATCTGCGCCATGCCCGAGCTGCCCGGCGCGCCGGTGAGGCCCTGCGTGGTGCGCAGCGTGGCAATCGGTTGCGCGCTTTGGCCCACCGCCTCGGTCGCCAGCGCCCAGGGCTGGCCGCGCTGCATGATGCGTATCTTCATGGCCGCGCCTGGATCAACAGGCCAATGGTCTCGCTGGCCAGCACCAGCGCGCGTGCGCCGGTGGCCGCGCCTTCGCGGGTGCATTGCACGTCGCACAGCCACATGCCGGTGGCCCAGTCGCTGCAGGTGCCTGCGCCCGGCGCCCACAGCTCAAAGCGGCCCTGCGCGCGGTCGATCCACACCAGCGTCATGGCCCGGGTGTCGCCAGACGCTTTGTGTTCGGCGGTGCAGGCCACATCGACCCCCAGGCCCGAGGCGGGCGCGCCAGCGTCGTCGAGCAACTCGCAGCCAAACCACAGGCTGGTGCCCTGCTTGTAGGTGTGTGTGATGGGTTGCATGCACGGCACTTTGCCGCGCGCGCGCGAGCCGGGCTAAGTGGCGCGTGTCACTGTCTGCGCTGTGCGCTGGTGCGGCGCAGTGCCCTGGCTCAGACCGTCAGGAAGCGGAAGGTCGGCAGGTACATCAGGGCGGGGGTGATCTCGCCGTCGAGCAGCTTCCACACTGGGCGTGCAGCAAAACCCTTTTGCGCGTGGTCAAACACCACCTGGTGGGCGGTGCCGCGCAGGGTGAGGGTGAGCGTGATGCCGGGCAGGCTGGCCCAGGCCTGCAACGTGTCGCACAGCGCGCGGCTGATCCAGGCCGCGGTGTCGGTGCCCACCAGCGTGATCGGCCGGCCCGCTTGCTTGAGCGCCACATCGATCAGCAGCGCGCCGGTGGTGCTGTAGGCGCTGGCCTGCTCCACCGGGCTCCACTCGTATTCGTCCACCCAGTCCAGGCGGTCGCTGATGTGGGCTGTTGTGCCGTTGTGGGTGAGGGTGATGGTCATGACGATGCGCCTCTGGCTTGGGTGAGTTGTCGCAGCAGCGCCTCGGCATCGCGCTGGCTGCCCGCGTCGGCAAAGCTCAAGCGCGTGGTGCCGGCGCCGGGCAGGGTGATGTTGCTGACGAATGTGGCGCCCGGGGTGTTTGTGCCCGACGGGCTGCGCTGCTGCACAGCTGGGGTTTGCGCTGCGGGGGCCGGGCGTTCGGCTTCGCGGATGAAATCATCAAACCTGGTCGCCACATTGGCCCATTCGCGGTCGGATGCAAGCCCTTGCAGGCTGTTCAAGCCGGGAGAAATGGTATTCATGACAGCCTGGTTGGCTCGTATCGTTGCCAGTGCCGTTTTGAGAAGCGGGACATCTGCATCGCTCAGCGTGTTGTTGTTGAGCTTGTCCCGCAAGCTGAACTGCAACGAGTTGTCCACTGCGGCACCAGCTTTCCCCATCGCGGTGGGGCCATTGTTCAGCGGGCTCGCGAACTTGTCATTGCCCAGCGGGCTGGCGTACTTGGCGTTGATCTCGGCGAGCTTTTTGACGTTCGCAGCCGCTTGCTCGGCGCTCAGGCCCAGGCCTTGGTAGCTTTTGGAGGCGTCTTCAGCGGCATTGCCCGCGCCACGGGTGGCGTCGCGCGCCTCGTTCATTTTTCGAACGATTGTGTTGCCTGCTTTGTCCACCGTGACTTCAAAGCCCTGCGCAGCGGCCTGCGATTTCACGAACGCGATCGCACCGGCATCGCCCGAGGCAATGGCAGCGTCGGCCATTTTCTTGAACGCCTGCTGCAAGCCGTCGGCGGTGGCTTGCCCGCTGGCCTTGATGGTCTCGAAATCCTTGCGGCTGTTCTCGGCTGCGGCCTGCAAACTGGCCTGTGTCTTGATGCCCATGCGGGTGAAGGCCGCTTCAACTTCTTCAGTGGTCTGCTTGGCATCGGTGCCCACCTGAAGGGTGGCCCGGCTCAGCTCCTCCATTTTTTCGGCTGCCAGCTGCCAGTTGCCCATGTTCACGGCGGCTTCGTATTCGGCGCGCAGCTGCGCCACCGCCAACTTGGCGCTTTCATCGGCGGCGGTTTTGGCTTCGGTGGCTCGGCGGGCCTCGGCGTTTTTCTCGGCCACGGCCTGCAGCTCTTTGGCCACGGTGCCAATGGCCTGGGCGGCGGCGGTGGCAGCGGGCTGGCTGGCTTGCATCTCACCCGTGAGCCCGGCGAAGCCATCGCGCGCCATCTGCGCGCCGTCGCTCAGGCCGATGAACGACTGGCGGGCTTTGTCGGCCAGTGCCTCGCTGCTGGCCCAGGTGGCCTCGGCGCTGAGGCGCATGTCATCGGCGGCGGCTTTGAAGTTGGCCGAGACGCCGCCAAACGTGATCTTGGCCAGCCCATCAAGGATCAGGGCCAGGCCGCTCTGGATGTTGCTCGCTACGCCGGCGAAGGCCTCGCCCACGGTGAACACCGCCGCCAGCACCGTGTTCACGCCCGCGCTCATGGCGCCCCACACCAGGCGCACCAGGTCGCCCGCCGTCTCTGCCTTGCTGCGGATGCTGTCAAAGGCCGCGCCCACCTGGTCGGCCGCGTTGCCCAGGCGCTGGGCGATGGCCGCGAAGTCCACCTCGGCGAGGAACTTGCGCGCCCATTCCAGGCCCGCCTGGAAGCCCTTGGCAATCGCATCGCCAAACCTGCCCACCGTGCCGTCGCTGACCGCATTGCGCAGCGAGCCGGCCAGCTCGTTCACCGCATCTTTCAGGATGGGCAGCACCGGTGTGCCCAGCGCAATCTTGAGCGCGTCCCAGCTGCTGCTGAGCGTTTTGGTGGCGCCCGTCAGGTTGTCGCCCACCTGCTTGGCAAACTGATCGGCGCTGCCCGCGCTCTCCACCAGTTTCTGGCGCAGCGCCTCCAGCGCGGGCACGCCCCGGTTCAACAGCGATTGCAGCGCAGGCGCGGCTTCGGTGCCCACGGCGCGAATCGCGTCCTTGCCTTTGTCGCCCGCGCCGGCCAGCTGCACCAGCGCGGTCTCGAAGTTGCCGGTGGTGATGCCAGCGGCCGCCAGCTCCTTTCGGAAGCTGCTGGCGGGGTCGCCGAACTGGGCCAGGATGGCGTTGAGCGCGGTGCCGGCGCGGCTGGCGTCGATGCCGCCGTCGGCAAATTTGCCGATGATGGCCAGCGTGCTTTCCAGGCTGATGCCCATGGCGCTGGCCGTGGGCGCGGCGTAGCTGAGCGCCTGGCCCAGGCCGGTCACGCTGGTGTCGCTGGCGTTGGCGGCCATGGCCAGCAGGTCGGCCACGCGGCCCGCGTCGGTGGCTGCCAGCCCAAAGCCGGCCAGCGAGCGGGTCATGATGCTGCTGGCCTCAGCCAGATCGATCGAGCCCGCTTGCGCCAAGTTCAACGTGGCGGGCAGCGCCGCAATCGAATCTTTGGCCGACATGCCCGAGCGCGCCAAATTGCCCAGCGCCTGGGCCGCTTCGGTGGCGGTGAACTTGGTGCTGGCGCCGGCCTCTTCTGCCGCCTTGCGCAGCAGCTGCATCTCGTCTTTGGTCGCGCCGCTGACGGCCTGCACATCAGAGAGCTGGGCTTCGAGCTCGGCGGCGCTGGTGACCGCGCCCTTGAACAGGGAGATGCCAAACACCCCGGCAATGGCCGCGCCCGCCAGCAGCACCTTGCTTTGCATGCCGCTCAGCGCGCCGCTGAACTCGTCGCGCGCGCGGATCAGAATCTCAATCGGGCGAATCGCCATGGGGGCCTACCTGGTGGTGCAAAAGAAAAAGCGCGCCGCCCAGCGTGGGCCAGGTGGCGCGCTTGGGGTGCGCGAGGAGTGGGCCGGGGCCAGGCCCCGCTGGCCGCGTCAGCGCTCGATGGTGCGCATGAAGCCGCTCACGCCCAGGCCGGTCTTGGTGGGGTCCTTGAGCAGCTCGCCCTCGATGTCCAGCGTGGTGAAGCCCTTGTTGATCAGGCTCAGCTGCTTGGTCACGCCCTGGCTCACGCGCCACAGATCGACCACGCTGGGCCGTCCGCTCTCCACCTCGTTCAAGCCCGCAAAGCGGATGTAGAGCTCCGGGGTGGCAGCGGTCAGCGCCTCCACCACCACCTGGTCGGCGTGGCTGTAGCTCAGCCACAGCTGGTCGGCGGCGGTGATGCCGGGGGCCGTCTCGGGCAGCCAAACGCCCTCGGGGCGCAGCTCGTAATTGCCCGCTGCTGCAACCACGGTGGCGGCGCCCGCCAACGGGCCTTTCTTGACCACCAGGCTGCTCACGCCGGTGTGCGGCAGGGGCAGCAGAGCGCCCAGCGTGGCGGTGTAGGGGGCGTCCACCACCGTGCCGGCGTCCTGCGCGCTCACCGTGCCGCGCAGGGCGCGGGCGAGGTTGACGATGTTCAGGTCGGCCAGCTTGGCTTTGAACATCACGCCGGTCACCCGGCGCAGCTCGCTGTGCGTGCCGCCGCCCAGCGCGGTCATGTCGTCTTGCTTCTCCACGCTCTCGCTTTGCTCGGTGCTGGCTTCGAGGACGTTGCCCATGGGCAGCAGCACTTGGCTGCCGTACACGGCGGCGTAGAACTGGCCCACGCGGGCAACGGGGCGGTAGGTCTTTTTGATGATGTCGATCGCGGCCATGGGTGTGGGTCCTGGTGGGTCAGTGGGTGGGGGATTTGCGGAAATGGGTCACGGCGTGAATCGCCGTGGGCAGGTAGGTGTAGGGCGCGGCGTAGCTGGGGGCTGGGGGCGTGATGAGCGTGAGCGCCTCCGCCGCGCCAGGCACCACCGCGCCGGCCAGCGCCTGCACCACGGTGGCGGCCAACTGGCCCGCGCTTTGGCGCCCAGCAGCGCCGGTCTTGACCTGGGCGGCGTGCTTGACGACCACCACCGCGTACCAGGTGTGTTGCAGGCGCCAGGCCAGCCCAATGTCTTGCTCAATGCGGTAGCCGCCGTAGATCACATGCACCGCTGGCGTGAGCTGGCGGGCTTCTGCCACCGCGCCCAGATCGGCCGCGGTGAGCACGTGGACCGCCGGGCTCATACCCGCAAAAGCGTCTTTCAGCAGCGCGACCAGGCGCGGCTCCAGCGCCATGAAGTCGTGGGCCTGCTCGGGGGTCATGCCGGTGGTGCTCATTACCGGTAGCCCGCCAGGTCGCTGTCAACCATGCGGCGCGGGCTGAAGCCGTGGAACACCTCGGCGTCACCCGGCTCGCTGCCCTGCACCAGCGCGCCAGGCAAGCCGCCCCAGGGGCAGCTGAGCGTGGCCTTGCCTTCGCCAATGGCCTCCAGCTCTTTTGTGGCGGCTTTGTGGCGCAGGTAGACCTCGCTCTCGGGCGCGAAGTCGCGCCACAGGTAGTAGCGCGCCACGTCGGCGGTGATGCGCGCGAGCTGGGGCGGCGCCACCAGGGTGATCGCTTGCGGGTCGGCCTGCGTGGGCGTGGGCTTGACGCAGCCCGAGAGCGGCAATCGGTACACGCGGCCCACAAAACTGTCCACATAGGCCTGCGCGTCGTCAATGGCGCGCTGCACCCGCGCCGTTTGCACCGCTTGCAGATCGGGGTCGGTGAGCTGCAGCAGCTCGGCCTCGCCAAAGCGATCCATCAGGTCTTGCGGGCTGGCGTAGTTCATGGTGCCGGGCTTGGGGCGTGGTGGGCTCAGCCGCTTACGGGTGCGTGTGCTGCAGCAGCTGCACTTCGATCAGCTGGCCAGCGGCGGTGGACGCGCCCAGCGCGCGGCCGCAGTGGTCGGTGAGCGTGCCTGCAATGGCGCGGCCCGTGGCGTCAGCTTTCACCAGCGTGCCAAAGCCAATGGCTGCACCGGCTTCCACCAGGGCGCTGTAGCCGGTGACGAGGTTGAGCGCGTCGCCAGCTGCGGCGTTGCTTTCGCTCACGCCTTGCACGGCTTTCGCGCCGCCTGCGTTGGTGGGATAGCCGCCGTCGTACGCGACAAAGCGCGCGTCGGCCAGGGCCACTTGGGCCACGGTGGTCACACCATGGGTTTTGTCGTACTGGCGACCGGTGTTGTTTTGTGAGGGCATGGGGTGCTGGTCCTGTTGAGAGTGTTGCTGGGCTGCTTACTTGGTCTTGGCCGGCTTGTCGGGCGCGGTCATGGCGGCAGGTGTGGTGCTGGCGCGTTCGGCCTTGACGCGCTCACGAGCCGCTTCAATCTCAGCCGCGGCTGCACGGGCCTCTTTCGCTTGGGCCTTCGCCTCAGCGTCGGTGGCGGCGGTGTCTTGCGCCGCACCGCTGGCCAGCAGCTCGCTGGCATCGTGCGGGCTCAGCTCGGGCAGCTCTTCGCCGGGCTGGATGACAGTGCGCACACCGTCCAGCATCACGGCGGTGGCCACCATGGCAATGAGTTTTGGCATTGGGAAAATCCTTATAGAAAGTGGTTTGCAGCCAGGGCGCCGTGCAACCGGCTTTGCCGGGGCGCCAGCGCCGCCCCCTGGGGGGTGACGCGAAGCGGCGCGCGGGGGTTACTTGGGGTTCGTGAACAAGAAGCCGGCCGTGTTGTAGGCAACGTTGGGGCGGCGCTCATACGTCGCGCCATACACCCAGCTCTTGCTGCCGTTCTCGTAGTAAGGCGTCTCGGCAAACGGGTTGCCTTCGATCACGTTGGTGAAGCCAAAGGCAGGCTCAGCCAGGCTGATGTCTGCGCTGCCCCCGGCGCCGATGGTGGGCACATAAGCCAGCACGGCGTTGTTGCCCCACACGTCGCGGCCCGTGTCGGTCTCGTCGACCCACACCGCGTCGCCCACCACGATCTCCTGCACCTTCAGAATGGTCTTGAGCTGGTCCAGCGTGGCAGCGCCCATCTGGGTGGAGGGCAAGTAGGAGCGCACCTCGGCGTTCATGACCAGCGCGCTCTCGGCGTCGGCGGAGAGCGTGAGCTTGTTGGGGCGCTTGCCGATCTTTTTGCGGATCACGTCGCTGGCCGCGCGGATGTCGGTCACGGGCGTGCCGGTGGGCGCGCTCCACTTCGTGGCCCCGGCCAACGCCAGCACATGGCCCGCGGCGTAGGTGCCGGCGGTGGTGGCCATGCCCGCCACTTCCAGCTCGTAGTCCAGGCCCAGGATGTCGCTGGAGGTGCGCATGGCGATACGACTCACGTCCAGGTAGTTGCCCACGTTGAGCTTGCGGCTCTCGTCGGCCTCGCGCAGCAGCTCGCGCGGCATGGGCACTTCCACCGAGTACTGGTCCACCGAGTAGGTCACGCCTTCGAACTTGATGTTCACGCGCTTGGTGGCGCTGCCCGGCGCGCGGCGCAGGTTGTAGCGGCGCAGCCGCTCGTCGCCCAGCTTGGCCAGGTTCACGCTGGAGAGCGTTTGCGGCAGGCGGGGGAACAGCTGCTCGGCAACCATGCTGCCTTGGCCCATGCCCAGCAGCAGGTTGGTGAGGATGGGGTTTTGCTTGAGGCGAATGTCGGCGGGGGTCATCATTTGGATGCGTCCTTGCGTGTGTGCGGGGTGGTGGCGTTCAGCTGGTGAACGAGCTGGTGACGGCGGTCAGCGCTTCGGCGTAGTCCACCTTGTGGGCGCGCATGAAGGAGCGCGCGGCGGTGTCAATCTCGGCGTCGCTTTTTCCGCGGGCGCTGCCGGGTTGAATCTGGCCGCTGCCCTTGCCGGGGGCGAACTCGCCAAAACTCACGGCGGGCGGCGCGCTGGCCAGCAGGTCTTGCAACCACTGCGCCGGGCTCACCTTGCGGGTGGCGTCACCCTCGGCGAACTCCACCGGCTGCGCGTCGGCCAGCGCTTGCAGCGTGGCCACGGCCATGGCCTCGTCTTTGGGCAACAACTTGCCCGCTTGAACTTGCGCCTGGGCGAAGCTCACGAAACCGGCCTTGCGGTCGGCCCGGGCCTGCTCGGCGAAGCTGGCGGCCTGCGCCTCGGCTGCGGTGGCTTTCTGGGTGGCAGCAGCGGTGGCGGCTTGCGCGTCAGCCAAGTCTTTTTGGGCCTGGGCCAGCTGCGCTTTCAATTCTTCGTCCATGGGGTCTTGCTCCGGTGGGGGTGGGGTTGCGGTTGCGGTTGCGGTTGCGGTTGCGGGGGGAACGGGGGTTGCTGGGGTGGTGGACACGGCTTCGCTGAACGACACCGCGCCTTCGCTGGTGTCGCCTTCAGAGAACTGGATGTCTTTCAGGCCCGCGATGGCCGGGGGCTGCGCGCCGAGAAACGCCACATGGCGCAGGTACCAGCGCCCGGGCGTGGGGTTGTTGGGGGCCTGGGGTGGGTAGAAGGAAGCGCTGCGCTTCTTGAAGCGGCCCGCGCTCACCATCTCGGCAAACTGCGGCTCGACCTGGTGGGCCTCAATGGCCAGCGCACCGGCGGCGTTGCGCGTGAGCGACTTCACCCAGCCGTAGGCCGGCAGGTTGTCTCTGGGGTGCCCCACGGTCAGCGGCGCCTCGCGCAGCGCCGGGCTGTAGCTGGCCGCCATGCCCGCCACATCGGCTTCGGTGAACGAATGCACGGTGCCCGAGTCGTCGGTGTGGCGACCGGGGCGAAAGATTTCAATGCCGCCGGGCAGCGTTGAATTGGCAGGGGTGGGCGATGGCATGGACCGCACTGTCGGCCCGCACCGGGTGGCGGCCTAAATGGCGGGCGTCACTGCTTTGAACCAACAAAAAGGCCCCGCACGCGCGAGGGCGTCGGGGCCTGGTGAAGAGGGTGGGCCGTGGGGTGCGGCGCCGCTCAGCTGGGTTGCAGGTCCAGCCGCCCCTGGCGCTGCGCGATCTGCTGCTTGCGCCATTCCGCTTCGATCTTGCGCACCCGGTTCTCGGTCAACCCCGTGGCGCGCGCCGCTTCCTGGTAGCTGCAACGCGCACCCAGCAGCTCAATTGCCTTGCGTGCGCGAGCGCCGGCCGCTGCCACCGCGCCCACCGGAATGTAAGGCTGCGTGCCGCCCATGTCCTGCGCGATGCCCAGCGCCAGCGCCATCGCCAGGTGGGCCAGGTGGTTGGGGTCGGCGCGGTGGCTGGTGGGCGTGGCCATCAAAGTGACAAAGTGGCTGGTGGCCAGCTCGCACCAGGTGGGCGGCCAGTCGGCGGGCAGCAGCTCGGTGAGCGGCGCGAGCTGCTGCTGCGTGGTCTCTTCTAGGTCGGGGCGGTCGAACATTTCAAACATGGCGGGTCCTTGTGGCGGTGCGGTTGTGCGGGCTGGGGTGCTGGGTGGGGCTCAGGAAGCGCGGCGATCTTGCCAGCCTTTGAGCGCCTCGATCAGGGTGACCAGTTGCGCGTCGTTGCACCACAGCAGCGCGCTCACGCCCACCGTGCGCTGCACCCAGGCGTTGAGCGCTGCCGCGCTGTTGTCGCGCAGCTTGCCATCGCGGTGCAGCTGGTTCCACATCGCCCACACCTTGCGCTCTTTTGGGCTGGCCTGTGCTTTCTTGGCAGCAAAGGCTTTTGCGTTGAGCGGTCGGGCGCGGCTGGGCTTGGCCACACCCATGCGCTCGGCCAGGCGCTGCAGGTGCTCGCGCACCGCGCTTTGCTCGCGCTCGGGCAAGCCCTTGCTGCTGGCCTGCCCGGTGAGCTGCACCAGCAAAGCGCGGTAGTCGTCGTCGCTCAGCTTCAGCTGGGCTTTGAGCACGTGGATGGCGGCGATGTGGCGGGGCATGGCTTCAGCTCAGTTTGGGGCCGCTGGCGGCGTTTTTGGTGGTTGTGGCACCAATGCCCTGCCCCGGCGTTTTGGGACACTTTGGGACAGGGTTTAGACCCTGCGGGGCCTGTTGCTGCCCGATTGGAGTGTGGTGGGTGGGGGTGGCGATGGGGGTGGGCTGGCGAAACCCCGGGGGTTGCTTGATTTCCCAGACCTTGCAAACCGAATAAGCCGATGTCAGGAAGCCGCCCTTGCGGCACTGCCAGGTGTCGGTTTGCAGCTTGGCCACATGCTGGCAAATGCCGCAGCGCTTGCGCTGGGCCGCGCTGACAAAGCCTTGCATGCCCTTGGCGGCGTTGATCGGGCTGGTGCTCATGCCGCCTCCTTGGGCTGCGCCGGCTGGCAAAACACGCGCAGCTGGTCGCCCTTTTTGCGCGAGATGTAGGTGACCGGGCCGCCTTGCTTGCGCAGCTGGGTGATCGCGGTTTGCAGGGTGAAGCGCTGCTCGCGGGAGACGGCGAAGCTCTGGCCCACTTTCATGGTCTTGAGTTTGGCGGTCCAGCGTTCCACCAGGGTGGGGCCGTTGCCGCCACCGCCCACGCTCGGGTGCACGTCGTCATCGAACTCGATCGCCTCGATGTCGATCACCGGGGCGCGCCCTTGCGCGGCGCGAGACGCCGAGGCACCCACAAACGGCTGCACCGAGACCGACACCCGCTCGATCTGCTCGCCCGCGCCGTAGACCGAACCGTCCAGGCTCAGCAGGCCAGCGGCCACCGCGAGCTTGAGCTGGTGGCGCACGTTGCCGGTCTCGCAGTCCCATTTGATGGCGATGTCTTTGCTCGAGAGCTGCTCATCGGGCAGGCGCCGGAAGTACTGGCACACGTTGGCCGCCAGCGTGTTGGCGTGGGGCAGGTAGGGCTTGGCTTTGCTCATTTTGCTCATGCCGCCTCTCCTTCGGTTTCGGTGGCGCCCTTGAGGAGCGTGTCCACCAGCTTGTCCACCGCGCTGTCGGCGGGCTTGATCAGCACCGCGTCGCTGGCGTCCACCACGTGGCAGCCCAGCTTTTTCAGCTCGGCCACGGTGAGCAGGGCCAGGGCGTCTTTCACCGGCGCTTCGGTGGTCTTGATCAGCGTGTCGGCGGCCTCGGGCAGGTGCTTGCGAATGAGCTTGATCACCTGCGCGGGGTCGTCAAACGCAATGCCGCCTTTGCCCTTGGCGTAGCCCAGCTTGATGCCGTGGTAGATCACGGTGCGGGGTTTGACAAACAGGCCCGGGTTGGCCTGGATGATGCGCAGCAGCTGGTCGTGCTTGTCGGCGGCGCGCGCAATGGCGCGCTTGAGGCCGGGCATGCTGTCGCGCTTCAAGGCGGCGATGCCGTCGTTCAGGTCGGTCACGATTTCGGACACCTTGCCGCGCGCATCGGCGTAGGCACGGGCAGCGGGCTCGATGTCGGTGAGCTGGGCGGGGGGGGTGTTTGGGTTCATGGTCATGGTCTGAGGTGGTGAGGTAACAGAAACAGAGGTGGGGTGGGGGAAGGCTTGGGGCTGGGCTTCACGGCGCGTGCCCTCGTCTGAGGTTGGCGAGCAGCTCGCGGGCTTGGGCGGGCACCGGCACCGCGCGCTGGCTTTGCGCGTCGAGCGCGGCCAGCACGGGGTTGGCCTGCACCGGCTGCGCGGCGTTCACGGTGGCCGCGCGCGGCCCGTGGCGCTTGGTGTCTTCAGCCTCGCGCTCGGCCTGGGCTTCGAGCTTGTCGGCCATGCCGGCGAGCACCGCATACAGATAGCCGTGGCCGCTCATGGGCAGGTCCAGCCGGCCAGCGGCGCGCGCCGCCAGCATCTGCTCGATGCCCTTGCCCCAGTGCTCCAGCGGCGCCGGCCAGTCGCGGCCCCGGTGGGTGATGGCCTCGCGCTGCAGGTCGGGCAGCAGCTGCTGGATCAGGCGCACTTTCTTGCGCAGCGTGAGGCGCTGCTTCTCGGGCGTGAACAGCCCGATGTAGCGCACCACCAGGTGCGCCATGGGCACGCTGAGCGCCACCAGGCGGCTGAAGGCCTGTTCATCGTCCAGATGCCCCAGCAGGTGCTCCAGGCTCAGCTCGCTGCTGCACACCGGGCAGGCGATGGTGTCAGGGGCTTTTTGGCCGCTCATTGAATGGCTCCCGCCACCAGGCCTGCTGCCAGCCCGGCCAGCAGGCCGCATCCCAGCCACCAGGCGGCCGCCCAAGCCAGGCGCTTGAACAGCTGTCTGCGGCTCGGCTCGCCGCCATCAATCACGCCTGGCGCAAACGCGAAACGCGGCCCGCTGGCCACGGGCGCGGTCATGCGGGCGGTGTCGTGGCGCGTGAAGCAGCCACCGCAGGCGGGGTAGCACTCCTGGCACACGCCCAGCGCGTCGCAGCTGTGCTGCTGGCGGGGCTTGCCGCCCTGGTCATTGCAATGGTTCATGAGACTCTCCCGGAAATGCAGATCACGCTGACCGATGTCGCCTGCGGCCAGTCGGCCAGGGCCTGACACGTGGCCTCCAGGCTGCTGGCGAAGATGCCCACGAAGGCCACGCGCGGGCGCCCTGGAGAAAACACCTTGATGCGAAAGATGCTCATGGCTCAGCACCCCGCAATCACTTGGGCGTCTACCTTGGGGTAGCCCACCAGGGCGGCGGCGTTCATCGCGCGGCTCACCAGGTTGTTGATCACCAGCGGGTAACAGATGCTGCGCGCGTCGCTGGGCTTGCCGCCCCGCGGCAGGTGGATCAGGCGGGCACGGATGGCGTCGGCCGCGTCCACGTCGAACACCTGCTCGTACTTCAGGTCGAAGCGGGCGAACTTGTGGCGCAGGTAGCCCTCCAGATCGGTGTCCAGCGGCCCCAGCTCCACCAGCTCGCAGCGCTGCGCCACTTCGCGCAGCTCGGCGCCACCGTTGGAGAGGCGGGTGCGCAGCTCGGGCTGGCCGATCAGCGCCACACCCACCAGGCGCTTGAGGCCGTCCTTCACTTCGAGCCAGCGCTTGAGATGCTTCAAGGTGGCGGTGGGCATGGTGTGCGCCTCTTCGATCAGGATCAGGTGGCGCCGCCCGGCGCTGGCGCTGGCTTTGAGCAAGCGGTGGACCTGGGCAAAGCGCGCGTCGGGGCTGCTCTTCAGGCTGGCCTGGGGGTCCAGCGTGCGCACCACCGCCTCGGCAATCTGCCCGCTCTTGAGCGGCTTGCCCTTGGCATCGCTCTCCTCCATCGCCAGCACATAGGGGCGGATCACCACCACCTCGCGCCCCTCGGTGCGAATGCGTTCCTCCAGGTCTTCGGCCAGCGTGCTCTTGCCCGCGCCGCTCTCGCCCACGATGGCCATGAAGCCGTGGTGCTGGGCGCAGTCGAGCAGGCTGGCGCGCACATAGCGCACGCCAGCGGTCTGGAACACGTCGTCGCTGGACTGCACGTCGTCCACGAACGGGTTGCGCGGCAAGTTGAAGTGGCGGCGGGCCTCGGGGGTCAGGGCGGCGTTTTGCAATAACATGGTTTCTTCCTGTTCAAGGGTTTCTTCTACGGTTGCCACTGGGGCGGGAACGGCCTCGGCGTGCGTCAACACGCCGGGGCCAACTTCGTTTTGCAGGTCGCTCAGGAACTGCTCGTATTTCTGGCGGGCAAGCTGCCCACCGCGTGTGGGCCACAGGCCCGTGGCCAGGGCGCGGCTCAGCGCGCTGCTGCTCATGCCGATGGCTTTGGCCGCGCGGCGCTGGCTTGAACCCAGCTGCGCCAGGCGTTCGGCGCTCATGCGCCCCCCACCACGCGCAGCCCAGCGCGCACCGTGAGCCGGGCCTGCAACGCGGGCAGCTCGGTCTCGGGCACACCCTCGGGGTGCAGGCTTTTGAGCGTGGCCACCAGCTCGGCCGACATGGCCACACCCAGCTGCGCCAGGGCGCGCGCGGCTTCGAAGTGGGTGAGCTGGCGCACCGGGGCCGGGGTGCTCACGCTGGTGGCTTGCAGGGCCATTGCTTCGCCGCGCTTGTCGAGATAGGTGCGCTCGGGCGCCAGGTCGATCACCTTGCCCGGGTCGATACGCCCACCAAACGGCACGGCCTTGCCCTTGCGCGCAGCAGCTGCTTGCTCGTCGGTCTCGGCGCCCCAGATCAGGCGCTCGATTTCCTTGCGGTTGGTATCGAGCACCGTGTCGGCGGGGCGGCCCCAGTCTTCGCCAATGGTGTTGCCGTCTTCGCGGAAGCCCGCATCGTTGCGCGCCACCAGCGGCGCGGTGTGCAGCAGCTCGGAGCCATCGGCGGCGGTCTCCACCACCATGGCCGCGTCCACCTGGTAGGGGTTGATGGCCAGGTTCAGCTTCTCGCCCACCATCACGCCCGGCACCTGGCTCACGTCGTACTCGCCGCCCTTGAAGCTCACGGTGAGCGTGGTGCTCACCTTGCGGCTCTCGGGCGTGTGGTTCAGCAGCTCCTGGCACAGGGCCAGCGGTGGGGCAATGCGCAGCTGCTCCGCGCCAATGGTGAGCCAGTGGTCGAACCGGGTCTTGCCGTGGCGGCTGTGCACCTTGGTGGCGTTGAACCAGCGCGCCCAGCGCTGGACCTGCGCGTTGAGCTCGGCCAGGTCTTGCACCGGGCGCAGCCGCAGGCCGCTCTCGAAGCTGGTCTCGATCAGGTCGCGGGCTTTCTCCACCTGCCCGGTGGCGCGCGCATTGCCCGGTGCGTGGGCGATCAACTTCACCTGCAGGCGCCGCGCCAGGTTGCCAAACAGGCCGCTGGTGTTGGCGCTGCCCATGTCCATCATCAAGATGAAGGGCACGCCGTGCATCGGGTCGCCTTCGCGCTTCTGTATGGCGGCCATGAAGCTGTTGGCCAGGTTGATGCCGCTCTCGGCGCCCATCACGTAGTTCACGAACAGGGCGCCCGAGTTGTGGTCGGTCACCTCGTAGCTCCACACCCGGTCGGCCTCGATGCGCTTCAAGTTGGCGGGCTTGTTTTTGTAGAACTGGTCGTGGGCCATCACCTGCAGGCCGCTTTCTTTGGCGCTGCGGGCGTTGAGGTAATAGAGCACGCACAGGCTGGCGTCGATCTGCCACACGTGGTTGGGGTGCAGGCTTTTGAGCTCCACGCTGGGCGTGGGCCGGTTGAGCTGGTCGGGGTGCAGGTTGTAGCTGCGCAGCGCGCGGGCAATGGCGCTGTCAGACAGGGGGCGAACCTCGCCGCTGGCGGCGTCCAGCGACTCGGCGCGTATCTCGCCATTGGCCCGCAAGATGTCCACGGCCTGGCCAATGGACATCAGGCGCTTGCCGGTTTTGCGGTGGCTGCTCATGAGCAGCGCGCTGATGAGTGCGGCCTCTTCGCGACAGAGCGACATATCGCCCGCGTCGCTTCGGGTTTTGCGTTGGGTTTTCACGGTGACTTTTCCGAGGTGGCGGTGCAGCGTGGGCAGGCTCACCCCCAGCTCCGCGCAGGCCGCCTGGTACAGGCCGGCGCGCTGGCCGTGGGGCGCCAGGGCCACGCTTTGGCGCAGCTGCACCAGGCGCGTCACGGTGACCGGGTTGAGTGCCATGGTGTGCAGCCGGTGGGTTCAGTTGGCCCACTGGGCCATTTCGGCGGCCAGTGCCGCGTCGGCGGCGTTGCTCACGTCGGGCAGGTTGAACTCTTCGCGCAGCGCGTTGAGCTCGGCCTGCAGCTGGCCCACCAGGCCGGCCATCACCACATCGTTGGTGCCCCGGCCAGCGTGGGCATGGATGGCCACCAGCGAGGCGCGCACACCGCCGCGAATGGCGCCCAGCGCGTCGGTGGTGATGCTGCTGGCCTTCTTCATGAGTTCGTCAAACTGCTGGTCGGGCGGCATCACCTGCACCAGTTGCAGCTTGTCGTTTTCTTTGTTCTTGCGCTCCAGGACTTTTTCGACTGCCTGCTTTTCGGCGCGGGCTTCGCGCAGCTTGGCGCGCAGTTCCCGCACCGACATGCTGGCCACATCGTCCAAGCTCAGATCGCCGGTCTGGCCGTTCAGCTCCAGTTCTTCGATTTGCTCGTCGTCCAAGACCATCATTTCGAACAGCTTGGATTGCCCAGCTGCTGCGCCCAAAACGTGCGACGTCGCACGTTTTGAAAAGCGGGTCGATGCATCCATGAAGCGGCGCGCCACGCTGCCTTCAATGCCCAGCACATCCAAGCGGGCCATGAATTCCCCGTGCTGGCAAGCAGCTTTGAGCACGCGCAGGCCCATGCCCACTTGCAAGCACGCTTCCACGCTGCGGCGCATGTTGGCGGCAATGTCGCGCTGAATCAGATCGGCATCGGTGCAGTCGGCGGGCAGCTGGTAGCCCATGCTGGCGGCCACAGCGCGCACGGCGCTGTCGTGTTGGGCCTGCATCAGCGCCACTTCGTTCAGTGATTGAAAGTCACCTTGCACGGCCACCATGTCTATGACGGTTTCATTGGTGGCAGCGGCGGGGGTGGGTTTTCTTCCTGCGTTCATGTTGTGTTACTCGGTTTTGGGGTTGGGAAAAAGAAAGGCTCGTGATTCAGTGAGGCACGCCGTAGCGCTTTGCCGCGTCTTCCAGCCGCTGGCGCTGGGCGCTCAGGTTGGCCAGAACCGACAGGGCGATGCGCACAAAGGGCACGCCCAGGCGCCATCGGTTGGTGCCAGCCACGCGCTCCACAAAGCCGGTTTCGGCCTCCAGGGCGGGCAGGTTGTTCGACACCCACGAGGGCGACACGCCCAGCGCCTTGGCAATCTCGCCCGGGGCCAGGCCCAGCACCTCGTGCCCGGTCAGCAGGCGAAACAGATCGCAGGTCTTGCGCAGGTTCTCGGCCAGCGGCTTGGTGGTTTTGGTGTGTGCGTTCAGGTCGGTCATGGTCATGGTTCAAAACTCCAGTTCGGGGTTGGTGTACGCGGCAACGTTTTGCTGGTGGTAAGCCACCTGCTCCAGGTGGGTGCGCAGGGCCTCCAGGGTGCTGGCTGGGCAGGCCTTGGGGCCGCCGGCGTAGAAGTCGGTCAGCAGCTGCAGGGCCTGGGCAAAGCCGCTGTTGAGTTCCACCATGTCGGCGGGCTGGGCCTGGCGCCCGGTGGGCACGGGTACCAGCAACTTGCCCGCCGTGGCAGCCAGGTAGCGGGTGACCAGGTCGATGCCGCAGGCGTGCTCGTAGGCATGCAGGTTCACCAGCGGCATGCGGCCGTTGGCGATCCACTTGTAGAGCGCCCAGTGGTCTTCCAGGCCCATGCGCTCGGCAATGCGCTCCACGCTCAGGTTGTGGCGCTGCTGCGCGAAGTCTTTGCAGCCTTGCAGCGCGTCGCGCAGGGTGGCGGGCTGGTAGCCCTTCCAATTTCGGCGCGTCATTGGAAGTGCCTCGCTGGGGTGGCGGCTGGGGCTTCCAAACAAATGCCGGGTTTGCAGGTGGCGCAACGGGCTTGCGTGGGGCAAAGTTCAGACCTCGCAACACTCAACCGGAGCAACACCATGAACACCGCAGAATTCAACGAACTGGCTGGCCGCTTGGAGGGCATGAGCCGGGCCTTGGTGGCACTGGCCTGGATGGTGGAGAAAGAGACGTGCATGGACGGCCTCACGCTCACGAACCAATGGCGGGCTGACCAGCGGCCCATGCAGACACCACAGGAGGCAGCGGCTCAGCGCACGCTGACCCAGCTGGCGCAGGCGCTGGATGCGCAGCGCGCTCATCACCAGCAGGCGCTGGCGCAGTGGCGCGCCAGCCATGGCCAATGATGTTGTCCTCCATCGCCCAACCGGCAAAGATGCCGGGCTTGCCTTCGGCTTGCGTGTCGCTGGATTCCTGTTGCAGTTGCTCCGCGCACTGCGCACGGATCAAAGCGAGCTGCTGAAAGTGGGCCAGCAGGTCGGCGAACTGCTCGGCTTCGCGGCCCGGGGGCACATGCAGCTGGCCGCTGCTGGTGACCAGCATGAAGCCGCCGTCGCGCATGGCCGGCAAGACTTGGTTGAGCGCGTAGGTGGCGCGGTCGATTGGGGTGTTCATGCCTGCGCTCCCTGGGCTGCCTGCTCGCGCTGCACACGGGCGGGCTTGGTGGTGGGGATGCCGCGCTTCAAGCCCAGGGCAATGGCGATGTTGTGGCTCTGGCCGCGCAGGCACTTCTTTTTACCGGCCAGGATTTCGCGCACCAGCGGGTGGCTGAACCCGTGGTCTGCGGCCCACTGGGTGATGGTGATGCCCTGGTAGGTCAGCCAGGCCCGGGCCTCTTCGGGGGTTCTCAATTTGTTCATAATGGTTTGACTTGGTGTTGCAGATTCAGGGGAAGGGAATGTCATGACCGATGCGCAAGTCATTGAGGCACTGCAGGAGCGCTTGCAGGTGTTGGAGGCTCTGGTGGACGCGGCGATCTATGGGCCGCATTTGCATCAGCCGCTTCACCTGCGGGCGATTGCACAGGCGCTGTACTCAAGGCTTGAAGGTGATCTGCAAGCCGGGGCGTGCCCGCCAGGTGTGCGCTCGCAACTATTTGCTCGCGCAGATGCGCTGGCAGAGATTGATAGTCAGCCGGGTGCTCTAAGGCCAGCAATACGGTCTGTTGTGCAGTCGCCCTTGCGAGACGATCCGAATCTGTTGCCATGAACTTGCGGAACTGCAGTTCGGTGGGGAAGATGGCGCGCGGCAGCGCCATGCCCCAGATGTGCAGCAGGGTGGGCGCGGGGCTCAGGCGGGGCGTTTTGTCAGCCGGAATGTAGAGCTGACGGCCACCGAAGTCGGCGCACAGCTTGGCAACGGCATCGGCGCCGATCAGTACGGTGATCGCTTGCAGAAGTTCGTTTTGGGTGGTCATGGCTGGGGGTCCTTGGGTGCGGTTGGCTGGGTTTTGGTAGGTTGGCTTAGTCCGTCGGTGATGCGATTATGGTGCACGTTTGAGCACCTCGTCAATAGATTTGGTGTCCGTATGAGCATTTTTTTTCGATTGCGCGAAGAACGCGAACGACTCGGCTTCACCCAAGAAGCCTTTGCGGTCTTGGGTGGCGTACAAAAACGCGCACAAATCAACTACGAGAAGGGGGAGCGCCACCCTGACAGCGCCTATCTCGCGGCCATTGCAGCCGCAGGCGCAGACGTTCTCTACATCCTCACCGGCCAGCGCATGGGCGGCGCCAGTGCGCCCGAGCCAGCGCGCGCGGTGTCAGCCGGCGACCGGGTGTTGCTGGACAACTTTCACGCCGCACCGGCGGGTGTGCAGGCGGGCGTCAAGACCACGCTAGGCGCGTTCTCGGATGCGGCTGACCAAGCAAGAGGCCGCAAGCGCGCGGCCTGAACATCAACATGAAAGGCGTTGAAATGCTGCTCAGAACCCTGGCCCTCGCGGCCGCAGCCCTGGCGGTGTCACCCGCCTGGGCGGTGAACAAATGCACCGGGCCAGATGGCCAGATCACGTTCCAAGACGCGCCGTGCGCAGGCAAGGGCGAGGCGCTCACGGTGCGCCCGGCCAGTGGCCACGCCAATGAATCGTCAGCAGCGTCTGCCGCGCGCACGCGGGCCGACATAGCGGCCATTGAGTGGCGCAGCCAAACGGCAGGCGCCATCGCCCGGGGCGAGCCGCTGGTGGGCATGACGCGCGCCGAGCTTGACCAAGCCATGGGCACGCCCACGCTGGTGAACGCCAACAACTACGCAGGCGTGCAACAAGACCAGGTGATCTACGAGCGGCCCGGCGTCACTTGGTTGGTCTACACCAAAGCGGGCAAGGTCACCGATATACAAAAACGCCCGTCGATCAACGCGAGCAGCGGGCCGTCTGTGCTGTGTCCAACGCCCTTTGAGATTCGCAACATGCAGGTAAGCGCCAGCAGCAACACGCTGGGTGACCGCGAGCGCGCCGAGCGGCAAAAGCAGATTACCGAGGCGATGCGCTGTGGGCGCTAGCGCAGCGCAGGCGATGGCAACCCCATGAACCCCGACCAAGACCCTATCGCTTACCTGGCCGAGCAGCAGGCCCTGCAAGCCGACGTGCTCGCATCGCAGACAGCGCAGCAGTCGGTTTGGGCTTGTGCGGTGCTCTCACTGGTACGAACACACCCTGACCCATCAGCTTTCGCCGCCGAGTTCCGAGGCTGCTGGCGAAAAGCCGGAGATCAGCAATCGAACGGCGAAGTGCTCGAAGCTGCTCAAAGTGGCTACGCAGAAGCTCTGGCCCATCTGGAGCAGGCTTGTCGCGTGCCTCTGGGTGTGCGCCCGCCTGGGGTGGCTCGTCGGCCACAGGCGTAGCGTCGTCTGGCGCTGGCTCAGCATCTGGCGCACCCGCCTGCGCCGCGTGGCTGAACAACTCGCGCAGCTCCACACGGCCGGTGGCTCGGTCTGCGCGGCCAATGGCGTTTTGGTCGGTCACAGCTCACCTCTTTTGTTGGGTTGCAAAGCAGGCAGCGTAGCCACGCCAGCGCCAGCGCATCAATTGACGCGCGTCATTTAGCCGACCTCGCGCGCGCGCGGCACGATGCCGTGCATGACATCCCACATCACCCATCTGGAGCACCGGCTCAGCCCGCATTTCACGCTGGCCGAGCTCACGGTGAGCAACAGCGCGGCGCGCGCTGGGCTGCGCAATTTGCCGGTGGGCGACGCGCTGGACAACCTGGCCCGTCTGGCCGCCACGCTGGAGCAGGTGCGCGCGCTGCTGTTCAATGCGCCCATCCTGGTCAGCTCGGGCTACCGCAGCCCTGCCGTCAATTCGCTGATCGGCGGCGCCCTCACCAGCGCCCACATGCGCGGCCTGGCGGCCGATTTCATCGCCCCCAAGTACGGCCGGCCCAAGGCCATCGCCGAGGCCATCCGCGATTCGTCCATTGCCTTCGACCAGCTCATCTTCGAAGGCGCCTGGGTGCACCTGGGCCTGGCCGAAGCCGCTGCCCAGCCGCGCCGCCAGGTGCTCACCGCGCAGTTTCGCGGCGCTGGACAAAAGACCCGCTATCTGGCAGGCATCGTATGAAGCGCCTGCCCAGTTTGATTCCCGATTGGCGGCTGGCGTGGCGGTTTGCCAGCGTGCAGGCCGCGGTGTTGTTGGCGCTGCTGAGCGGCCTGCAGGCCGAGGTGTTGCCGCTGGTGGTGCCGCTGTTTGCGCCGGACGTCTGGCCCTGGGTCTCGGGTGGTTTGGCGCTTGCGGTGGTGGTGTTGCGCCTGGTGGCGCAGCCCGCGCTGCAGCCCGATCGGCAGGCCTTGGCCGCGCCGCTGTTTGAAAACCACGAAGACCTTCAAGGCCAGGCGCAGCCCGAGCCTGATGCCCACAGCCGCCCGGCCGACTTGCCGCCTCGAACGGGCGCAGCCCTGCTGTTGGGCCTTGGCGTTTTCATTGTGGCGATGGCCTGCACGGCCTGGGTGTTGACGGGGTGGGCGCGTTGAGCCCGATGGCTTTGCTTGGGCGCTTTGTGCCCGGCCAGCTCGGCGTGCTGGTGGTGGCGATGGCCGTGGCCTTTGCGGTGGGCGGCTGGGCTGGCTGGCGCCAGGGCCGCGCACCGCTGCAAACCGAGATCGCCGACCTCAAGGCCGGCCACGCTGCCCAGGCCCTGCTGGCCCAGCTGGCCAGCGCGCGCCGCTTGCGAGAAGCCCAGGCGCAGAGCGATGCCCTGGCCGCGCAGCTGGGCGACCAGCTCGCCGCCAACGACCAACTCACCCAGGAGAAAACCCATGCTCTCAAGACCGCCACGGCTGGCCGCGCTTGCCTGTCTGATCGCGCTCTACGGCTGCTCGACGGTGCCCCCGGCATCACCGTTGCCAGCCCTTCTCGATTGCCCCCGCCCCAGCCCGGAGCTGCTGCGCCCGGTGCCCCCGTTGCCACCGATACCGACCTCGCTGGCTGGATCGTTCAAGCCGGGAATCGGTTTGAAGTTTGCCGCCAGCGGCTGGACGCGTTGATCGCCTTTCACACCCCGAGTGCCCCGAGCGCCGCCCCATGAACATGAGCACTTTCAGCCTTGAGCTTTGGCAGGTCATCCTGTTGGTGATCAGCATCACCGGAACCATGTGGGGGCTGGCGCGCAGCATGCTGGCCGTGCAGCTCAGCCACATCGACGGGCGCCTGGTGCAGCAAGACGCGACGCGCGAAAGCAACCACAAGTCGATGGTTTCGCGCCTGGAGGGCGTTGAGCAGATCAACCGCGAGGAGAGCGCGCAGTGGCAGCGCGTGGAGCGCGAGTTGATGGGCCTGAAGGCGGAGTTGCCGCTGAGCTATGTGCGCCGCGAAGACTACATCCGCGGCCAAAGTGTGCT